CCGCCGTGCAAACAAATCACCCCCGACTTCGGAAGTAGTATCTGTTGGAGCTGAAGGCTCTTGCACAACAGCAGGAGGAGCTAAGTCAGTTTCGTTTAGCTCGTTAACTTCTATCTTGCTGGGAGCTTCTACACGTTGCTGCAATAAAGCAGAAGCAGCTCCACTCATGGAACCGCCAGTTAATCCGCCTGCCACTGCTGCGTTAAGGAATTGTGAACGAGCTTCCTCTGCTGTAGCAGTTCCATCTACACCTAATTCTAGAGCGGTCTGGAAAGTTTCTGTGCCTGCTTCACCTACAGACCCTACAGCTCCGCCTTTACCAAATCTAGCTACTCTCCCACCTGTATATCCACCTGTCTTTATTCTAGCCACACCTGTTAATGCCGCAGGTACAGCCGCTTCCGCCAAACCATAAAGAGGAGATAAAGCTAAAGATGTAAGCGGGTCGTACTCACCATCGGCTCCCGAAGATTTATAGAGTGATCCAAAACCTAAGCCAGAACCTACCATAGTAGATTTAGTAAGCGCTTTACCCTGCGCAAGTGCCTGCCTACGTGCCTCACGAGAAGCACCAGCTTTTAACCCACCACCACCTAAAGCCCTAGGAGCTAAAGTAGCTAGGCGAGTAAGTCCAGCAGCAGTGCCCGCCTGCCCTAAACCGGGTAGCGCTTGTGCGCCCATAACAGTAGCCATAATAGGAACCTGCTTACCTATCTGGTACTGCGCATAATCAATATAGTCACCGACACCTTCTAAGTCTTCGACACGATCAAGTCCGGGTTTACCTGCAAGATACGATTCATAACCTTGCCTGTCAGCAGAACCCCGCAAACTTCCAGCAATACTATCAGCACCTACTAAATCAGCGGTACCCGCAAGAGCAGAAGTACCTAACATCTGTACGACATCAACACCAGAAGCTACACCAGCAGAAAAATCACCGCTATCTCTACCAGTGCTATAACCAAGCAGCTCTGCAACGTCTTGCGGATTCATACCCGATTGTTGGCTGTACTCTACAAGTAGCTGAGCGTCCGAAGCGTCTTTAAACTCTTCAGGGGCTTGGTCTCGCAAATCTTGGAGGCTATAAATTCCCATCTACAAATTCCTGTTAGGTGTACCTAGAAGATAAGTTTACAGTGAAGACCCACTCATATCTAAGGCGTTACCAAGCCCTATATTTCTACCCCGAATGAGTATATCTAATTGAGCCTGTATAGCCGGAGAAGAGTTAGCGTAAGCCATGTCTATGTCTTGTGGAGAATCACCATACAAATCCATTATCTGGTTAGCATCTTTAGCAGGTTGTGCAGCGGCAGAAGCAGCTTCTCCCCTGCGCTGGATTGCGCTATTTACCCCTCCAAGAACTTGATCCTGCGGACTTGATAGCCCCCCGCCATCCATAGGAACATAAGCACTTTGGGCACCCCAATCAGCTAGCTCTGAAGCCATACCAAGTTCTTTCTTTAGAGTCATACGCTGTGCTTGCATGCCGTCACTTAGATAATGCGGGTTTTCAGTTAAAAATTTATTAAACGCGGTAGTTTTGGCTTTCGCACTGGTAGCAGAGATTATAGCCCTAGCAGCTTTTTGCTTGGCTTTTTGCTGCTGCTCAACTAGGAAGAACGGGTCATCAGCAATGTTTGACATTTCCTGTGTCGCATAGGATTTTATAGCATCAACACTACCAAAAACTTCAGATACGTTTTGTCCGTCCTGCACAAACGCGTAGCCTTTCGGATTGTTATCTTCGTCAAATATAGTTTGCAGTTTTGTATCAAGCCCATCGTTTAAATCAGGGTCAAACACATCCGCTAAAGTTTTATTTGCTACTTCAAACATAGACTCTTCGTTTTCAAACTCTTGATTAACAAACAGTTCTATAGGCTTTACAGCTTTCTTAATCATACTGCCTGCTGCTTGAGCATTTAAGCCATTATCTTGGTAATATTTATTTGTGGCAGCACCTAAAGCAGCGTCTAGTTGTACGCCGTCTTCTTCTGGGTATTTTTCTCGTAAAGCAGTTTGAATTTGATCTAGCGACCCACCAGTGCCTATTATTCTGTTATATTCACTTTCGCCAAAAGAGGTAGCTTGATCTAACGCTCTATCTGTTTTACTAACTTCTACTTGCTCATTCAGCTCAGAAATTTTGGCACCGTAGTAGTCACCCACGTCTTCCGCTTGTTTTCGGCTTACTTTTATTTGGTCATCAAATTCTTTTTTGTTACTTAACCGCAGAGTTTTTTGCTCAGCAAGCGTTTGATCAAACTCACTCTTATTTGCCGCTGTGGTAGTCTCAAACTGTGTTTTCTGTTCAAGTGCAGCTTCATCGAACCGTCGCGTATTTTCTTCGACTGCTCGAAGGCTAGTAACTTGATCCTCATACCGCATAGAACCTTCAAGATCATTGTTTTCAGTGTATAGCCCACGTCGCTTCTCCGCCATTTCTAGTGGGGTGTACGCTGCTCCGGGAGATTGTACAGGGCTAGAATTAGCTTCTGGAGCAAGGGTATTTGTACCTAAACCCCCAGATTGCTCGGTGTTTGCTATGCTAATCTTACTTGGATCATTTTCCGCTGCATACTTTACGCGCAAAGCCTGATTCGCGTCTAAGTCAGTAAGACCTTTAGCAATAGATGCATCACGTTCTTTTTTCTCTTTAGCATCACGATTAGCTAATGCCTGCGCTGCCATTGCGGTGCCTGCCGCCATTCCTGCTGCCCAACCCATTATGCCACCTCCACTTCTTTCATCGCCATGCCAAGCATGCCGTAGTTAACTGCGTAGAACCCTTCTTCGTCAAGTACGACGGCTTCAGGCATAAAGTTAAGAACTTCTTGCGCCATAACACCTTCATACAACGTGCTATCTGGATCAGAAATATAGCTGAAGTGGTATAAGTTAAGTCCTGTGTAAGCATCCTTACCAATTTCTTCAACATTTTCTTTGAGCCGCATATCAGACCCTGTGTATAGGCCAACGCCAGCTCCAAGCATGGAACCAAACATCTCACCCTGAGCATTCACAGAGTTGTTGTATACGCTAGCTTGTGTATTTGCCATGCTGCCATAAGTAGAACCAGCGCCTGCAAGACCTGCCTGAAAATTGTTGCCTGCTGATTGCGCTACGCCACTGGCTTGTGAACCAGCGTTAGAAGCGTTGGCGTATGCCGCTGAAGAAGCTCCCGCTAAACCACGGCCAAGACCTGCTGCGTCTAACCTGCGAGCATAGCCCACTTGTTGAGCTTGGTTTCTAGCACCTGTCATACTAGCCGCACGTCGTGCAGAATCTTGTAACCGGGCTTGTACACCGCTGCCGCGAGCAGCACCGGAATTAGGATTAACACCGCGAGCAGACATTGCTCTGTTCGATGCCTCCCTTGCTAAGCCAGAAGCTTGGGCGTCTGAAGCAGCAGCTTGCGAAGCTTGCTGTTCTCTGTATTCTTCAGTGTTAAAATTCTGGGCATCCGCGACTAATCCTTCTTCAACAGGTCTAAAAGTTTCCTGCTGGTAGTCGTAGTAATCTTTGGCTTGATTCATCTGCTGCTGCTGCGCTTGCATCTGCTGCTGAGAGATAGCTTCAACGATGGGCTTCATATCATTGTATTGCTGCCTAGAAAACTGGAGCTGTTGATTAGCTACTTGTTGCATGCCTGAATAGTCAGGAGCCTTCGCACTTTTACCGCCCATTCTTTAAACCTCCAATAACCAGCGACAATTCGATGGCCATAATACTAGTATCATCATATCTGCGTCAGGAGCTGCATCTTTCATTATAAACTCCTCAACGAAACCCAAATGCTTGTTAAACTCTATGGTGGTAGGCTCGTTCGTGGGAACCATGCCCGTTAACCTTTTTAACTTACATACGTTAAAAGCATAGTCGCTAACTGCCCGGAACAACGGTATTATCATACGGTTGGGCTTTGTTATGGCTATATGTGCTGTAGCATTAGTGAGATTGTAATTGTTTATTACCACGCCAGCAATTATTTCGCTGTTATGTTCCACACCTAATGCATAAAATTCGCCCCAACTGCCCTCGTGACCTACTTGTTCTGCTACCCAGCTACTAAACCGTTCTTTCTCTGTGTAAATTAACTTGCCATGCTGTGTGTCCATGTGCTAATTATGCCTTAATTGGGGGCCGTAGGCCACACTATATCTGCCACGTCTGTTACAATAGTAGTTGGTATTTCCCTTAAAGCAGCTCTATAAGTTACCCACTCTGCTCTTTTATCATCTGTAACAGGCGCGTCTACAAGTTGTGTCCAGTCGCAAAGACTCAATCTTCCATTACGTTCAGCCCTTACAACTTCCATTGCGTGTCGCTTTACATTATCTTTTACAACCTCACTTTCTACCCAAGCTCCTGAAATCCACACATGCCACTTAGTAGGGGCTGTTTCTCTGACTACCCAATCTGAGCCGTCGTAAAAAGATGTACCAACCTCTAACGGTGAGTTTCTTTCAAGCCACCGGAAGCCATCAATAACTGCTCCGTGTGCTGGGTCTGCCTCTGGCGTTCTATATTGAATTAGTATACTGCCATGTTCATCTACTTTTATTTTGTACATTCTATGCTCCTTCTCCAAACTCTGCTACTGCGTAGGGAAACTTTGATGCGTAGGTAGCAAAAGCTACGAAGGTTGTGTATGTTCCGCCGTAAGGGATACCAGTTGTTTCCGCAGCTCTCCAATTAACTGATATGTTATGATTGCTGTTCCATTTATATACTGCTTTCCACCATCTGTAAGGGGAGGACTGCATATTAGATTTATATAATTCTGTTGGGCCCATTCTACACCAGCGTTTAGTAGTTGATGAGTTAAGGCTACCTAATGAAAAAGTAGCAGTGGTACCCGGAGTACCCCCTGCGTAACCTTTAACAAGCATAATTTGAGCAGGTCGCGTAGAACTATCATAAGTGAGAAAAGGCCCCGCTGTATGCACAGGAGTATATTTTTGATCATGCGATGTAAAACATCGAACGCCATAAGTTTGAGCGCCGCCAAGTTGACGAGAAGCATTCGAAATCGACCCCCATTCTTCAGCGCTGTTAGCTATTATTACCTCAAAAGTATTATTACCCCCTGTGTAATCTATGATCCATATTTTTCTGTTGAGAGTCCGCAGTGCAAATTCTCCCACGTAGGAAGATGATAAAGGACGTGCGTAAACAACAGGTTTTGCCGCATAAGTAGTTAGTTTTTTAAAATTACGAGTACCTGTAGAAGTACGCAAACTACTAACATTTATAGACATTGTAACAACGCGGTAAGCGTTCGCGTAGTGAGATACCTGCGATCCATCTCCTGTTACACCATAAACACCTGAACTTGCGCTGTTCATTGTTGATGAATTAACCAAACCAGTATTATTAGCTGCTGTAACAAGCCCATTGGTGTACATGTACTGAAATAGTTTATCGCCAACTGCGGGGCCGGATGTAGACATAAACATCGCAAAAAATGTGTTGTAAATAGTTGTAACTCTTACAGCCATCTCATATACAGTGCTGTAACCCGAAGAAGATATAACTATTGACTGGTAGTTAATTCCACTCCCCAAATAATCATTAACATCATCACCAAAACAATAATCAGGAATATCTACTAAGCCTGTATTTGAAGGTATATTATCTAAGTCTGTACCAGTAATAGTAAAATTGGCAGAACCTAACTCAACGTAGTCGTTAGTATTAAATACTGTTTCACCTGCGCTGTTAAAAACCTCCATCCCATAACTCATATAGTTTTACCTATAACAAATATGTCAAAGGTCTCTTCGACTACGTCAAAAGCGGTACAGGCGCGGTTCCCACCAAAAAAACTGTAACAAGCTCCGCCTCCACTAAATCGCATTACGCCATTGGAAACATAACTCCTGCCAAAACTATTACCGGGCCCTCCTGCTGTAAATAAATTCCATTCTCCAGCGTTTGTTTGTGCAATTATATAGTTGTCTTCTAAATCAGCTTGGCTAGTAAGACCGGGCAAATTATAATCAAAAGTAGTAGCCCCGAAACTAGCATTTTTGTACAAAGTAACAGTAATGGTGTCTATTTTTATAAGTGTTTGGACAGCAGTAGACGTATCAATAATAATATTGCCTGCGTCATCTTGCTGCTGAAATCCATAAGCCATTACGCGAGGTTTCCAATCTTAACTCGTGGGTTATTTGACGCATCAAACACAGTTATTACGCTGTCAGTTATTACCGTCCTAACTCCAGTAGTTGCACTAGCTACGTTAAGCGACCCAGAAAAAGTTCCTGTAGTGCCAGTAATAGTTGAGCCACTAAGATTCCCAGTAAATGTACCTGTTGTTGCATGTACCTCACCCCTAACGACCACGTTACTAAACTCAGCTGTGCCTGTCGCTGGTATGTTAAATCCTTGGGAACCAGCTACGTAGTTTGTAGATCGTATATAGGCACCAGTGGACATGGTACCTGCTGTAAGTTTAGTTACGTTTAGAGTTGATATCTTCGCGTCATCAATAGTAGCGTTGGCAATAAAGGCGTTTGTTATGGAGCCGTTCTTAATGAATGCAGTATCAATGTATACACCTGCGGGTACAGCTACTCCGTTTAAGGTAGTGGCGGCGACTACGGCGAAAGGAACAGTAGCCGCTGTAGTATCTGAACCACCGCGCATTATTGCGAAACGGTCTGCGTTAACAATAAACTCGCTTGTTATATTACCTGCGGCGTTAGTTGTACTCGCCAAACCAAACCCTGCAACCGCTCCGTTGACATCAACTTTAACTGCGTAGGATGCACTGAGGCCATCAACTATGTCTGACTCTGTTGAAATAGATGCCGTATTCTCACCAACAGTAACAGATAATACACTAAGGGCATTTGCTGTGGCTGTAACCCCTGTGGCCGCATCATTAACAGTTAACTCGACCGTATCTAAAGCATTTGCTGTTGCAGCCACACCTGTGGTAGCGTTGTTTACAGTTACCTCAAGCGCGTCTATCTGGTTAGCTGAAGCAGTTACTCCAGTAGAAGTATTCTCTACTAAGACCTTAACAGCACTAAGAGAGGCAGCTGTTGCTGCCACACCTGTAGTTGCGTCATTAACTGTAGACTCTAGTACGCCAATTTTGCTAGCGCTGGATGTTACGCCTGTAGTGGCGTGATTAACTAGTATTTCAACAGCATCCAAAGCACCTGACGTAGCCGCCATACCTGTAGTTGCATCATTAACTGTAGACTCTAGTGCGCCAATTTTGTTGGCTGAAGAAGTTACGCCTGTAGTGGCGTGATTAACCAGTGTCTCAACAGTTTCTAAAGCACCTGCCGTAGCGCCAACACCTGTAGTCGCATCGTTAACGGTGTTCTCTAACGCCGAAACTTTTGCTGACTCTGAAGTTATAGTACCTTCCGCAGTAGAAACGCGAGTAGTTAGAGCCCCAACCGCTGAGGAAGTTGCACCTACACCTGTAGTTGCGTTATTAACTGTGTTCTCAAGAACTGTAGTTTTGGCTGACTCTGTAACTAAGGTACCTTCCGCAGTAGAAACGCGAGTAGTTAGTGACCCAACCGCTGAGGAAGTAGCGCCGACACCTGTAGTTGCATCATCAACAGTGTTTTCTAGAGCAGTTATATCGACAGATTGCGCAGTTATGGTACCTTCCGCAGTAGAAACGCGAGTAGTTAGCGACCCAAGAGCAGATGAAGTAGCGCCGACACCTGTAGTTGCGTCATCAACTGTGTTTTCTAGCGCAGTTATATCTGACGATTGCGAAGTTATGGAACCTTCTGCGGTAGTAACGCGAGTAGTTAGGGCTCCAACCGCTGAGGAAGTAGCGCCTACACCTGTAGTTGCGTCATCAACAGTGTTTTCTAGGGCTGTAGTTTTAGCCGACTCCGAAACTATAGTTCCTTCAGCCGCTGTAACGCGGGTAGTTAAGCCACCAACCGCAGAAGACGTAGCGGCAACACCTGTAGTTGCGTTATCAACTGTGTTTTCGAGGGCAGTAGTTTTAGCCGACTCTGAAGTTATGGTACCTTCAGCAGAAGTTACGCGAGTAGTAAGTGCGCCGACAGCAGAAGAAGTAGCGCCTACACCTGTAGTTGCGTCATCAACAGTGTTCTCTAATGATACTATGTCCGCTGACTGAGAAGTTATAGTGCCTTCCGCAGAAGTTACGCGAGTAGATAACGATCCCAAAGCAGATGAAGTAGCTGCCACACCTGTATTCACGTTATTAACTGTGTTTTGTAAAGCCGTAGTCTTAGCTGACTCTGAAGTTATAGTACCTTCAGCAGTAGTGACGCGGGTAGTTAGTGCGCCGACAGCAGTAGAAGTAGCAGATACACCAGTAGTACCGTTATCCACCGTGGACTCTAGCGCAGTTATGTCTGCCGATTGCGAAGTTATAGTACCTTCAGCTGTAGTTACGCGGGTAGTAAGTCCACCAAGAGCTGTGGAAGTAGCGCCAACACCTGTGGTACCGTTGTTAACTGTGCTTTCTAACGCTGTAGTTTTCGCCGCTTCTGAAGTTATGGTGCCTTCAGCATTAGTTACGCGGGTTGTAAGTCCACCAAGGGCAGTTGAAGTAGCAGCCACGCCAGTACCAGCATCGTTAACAGTGCTTTGTAGCCCATGTATAGCAGCTGCCGCAGCCGAAGTACTGGAAGCAGATATAGTGTTTAGCTGTGTAATGCTTCCTGAGTTGGCACCAACAACCGCGCCTAAACTAGTATAGTTACCTATTAGCGTCCAGTACGTAGTATTCGTAGGAACATTGCCTGTAGTAGCAGCGATAGCGCGATATAAACTACCGCTGTAAGTAACTTGGTCGTCAATAGCGTAAGTAGTACCAGCAGCGTATGGGTCTATGGTAGCTATGTCGTTAATTTGAGATTGTAATGAAGCAGCAGACGCAGATATAGCCGCCGCCCTTGCCGCCGATTCAGTGTTAAGCGCTGATACTCTAGCTGTCGCTTCTGCTGAAACCGCCGCTGTTCTCGCTGTTGCTTCCGACGCATCCGCCGCCGCCCTAAGAACTGCTTCGTCTGCTATCGCTGCGGCTCTTGCTATAATTTCAGACGCTAACGCAGACGCTCTTGCCGCTGCTTCTTGCGCTACTTTATACGCTACAGAGTTAGTAACAGCAGCGGACGCGTCAATTAAATCAATCCTCGATGTAAGATTAACAGCTAACTCTGAGGTTGTTATAGAGTCGGTTAATAAATCTAACATAAACGCTATGTCAGGCTGGGTGAACCCAAGTACTCCACCTACCGCGTTAAACGGCCCAGCTTGGTCTAGCTGGTTAACATTCCTAGCCCAGTAGTATCTGCCTTTTGCACTTCCAACGCTGTCGCTCCAGACAGAGGCTGTAGTCATTCCCACAGGAACCGCTAAAGAAAGCTCGTTTAGTGTAAGAGGATTAACATAATCAGCATGGTCAGTAGGCATCAATGTGTCGTAGAGTGGTGAGCCCCATATCTCAGTGTAAGAATGCCCCTGATAAACAACGGCATCGTACGTAATTATTATGGTCTCAAACGCACCGCTTGCAGCTAGGTTAGTAATAACGGTAGGCGCGACTACTACGCTACTGCCCGGAGCTGGCAGGACTATGCCTTGGTTGTTTATTAAGTTATAACCGACTAAATCTTTCTTAGTCATTATAGCTGAGTTGCCCTCACCACCAAGCGCATCACGTAAGCGATCAAGGAATACACGTACATCACGAGGTAACGGCGACGTAATGGAAGGTAGCGAATTACTCTTCTTCGGGGGCATCTGACTCATTTATACGCCTGCTAACTCTTGGGGTGAATGCGCTATAGCGGCAGCGAAAACTTCGTTCGTGCCTGTTAATTCTATTTCCCAATCTCTAGCTACCCTAGGAGGTAAACGGAACGGGAATCTATCTGCGACGGTTTGCGTATGTATGAGCGCCCCATCAGCATATATCTTAGCTGTGACTGGGTAAGCCTCTGCTTCCACTTGTGCGCAAGCCAAGCCAAGCGGTTGAGGCAACGTAAACTTCTTAGACTTCCATGTATAATTAAGATTAGACCCCTCGCCCCAAGGACGTACAGCACCAGATAGGTGTAGGTATAACTTATCGTTACGTAGCGACTGATACCCTGCGGAAGCTGTAACAGAACTAAGCGTAAACTGCTTAGAAGTCATGTCAAAAACAAAAGACCCAGACGTAGTTCCGTTGTTATAAAACGCTATGTATTTGTTGTCATGGTGGTATGCATGAACAGAGTCTGGCTTTATAAGCGTTTGCCACTGGTCATACGTATACATATTCTCCGTTATTAGCTGAGAACCGCCGGGGCTAAGCGCTACTAATCCATCAGGGCTACAGTAGAATACAAGGTGAGCAAAGCTAACTATACTTCTCTTAGACGCGCAGGATTGTTCCACATCAGACTTTATAATGTACATAGACTCTGGGTGCGAGCCTTGGATAAGATATGGCGTGCCCTTTGTAAGCACAGCTAGCGTAGTATCCATAACACCAAGCCCAACCACAGGATGATCTATAGTTTGGCGATATATGTCCGGCCACGCGTGAGGAACGTAAGGCTCACAGAAATATATGTCTCTGCCAGAGAAGCCAGACATTACTCCGTTGGGTAGGTTAATTAACCCTGCTAAAGTATCAGGCGGATGTAACCATGTTAACGAAGGTAGTTCCTCGTTCAAAAGCTCGGAGTCTATGTCGTCTACAGTACCATTGCTAATCGCGTCAGATATCTCTACTTCTTTAACGAACAAGAATAAACCCGCAGTTGACCTATATACACGTACGTGAGTAGCTAAGTACCCTGTTGCCTGAAGTAAAAAATTACCTAGCGTGACATCCTGATCGTAATACACGTCAACGGACACAGAGCCCGGAGATGGAGAAGATTCTACACTTCTAGCGCCTGTCTTATTAACGTACGTATATGTGTACACGCGAGTTTCTGGTACTAGGCTCTCTGTAGTAATTTCAGTAACACCAGCGGTAATAACACTAACAACGTGCGTACTGCCCGTGCCTGTAACCGTAGGAACAGCAGTAATAGCTCCGGTCTTCTTATAGGTAAACTTAAACCCAGTGCCAGCATCGTTTGCTGATACAGTAAATAATAAATCATCGTACTCAGTTTCAGCCTGTATAGCGACAACCTGAGCAGCAATAGTAGTGTATGCCGCCTCCACGACTGTTAGAGAAGTAGCGCCATCGCTTACGACTAAGTCAGTAGTCTCCGCAGCTACAGCAGTTGAATCATATATAGCTGCTACGCCAGCTGTACCTGCTGTTCCTAAAGAAGTAACAAGGGTATTATCTGGTGCTTTAAGTCCTAATCTAGCTGGAGAAGCTGTGTAACCCGCTCTTATCTCTTTGGGCGTACCGTCACCTGTGTAAAATGTCCACTCTTCAGTATCGCCGTTTATTTGCCCACGAGCTACATCCACGTCATTATTAAAGCTTAGCCACCCTGCGGTTTCATCCACAGAATCTTGCCCAAACTTATATATAGAAGTTGTAGTTCCCACGACAGTTTTAACAGAAGTGCCTAAATCTTTGACAGGCGTAAGCGAACCTGTGAATACCCCTGCATTATTAGAAGTCTGCGCTTGTTTCTCAGACAGCATACGTGGTGGGGTTTTCGGCGATATACCGCCAAATGCTCGAATTCTTAGTCCAGTCATAGCTAACGCCTTAGATCAATAATCTTTCAATTATAATACAGCGAGAGCCCTTCTACTAGCTTACATTCGGTGTAACGGTAACACGAAGGCATTCACCTGTATTCTTGTGGTATGTTATTGCATGTGCAGCTCGCCACGAAGTGTATCCACCTCTAGCAGAATAAGCGTCACGAGAGCTTAACGTAGGATGTCTTTCCACTATAGCCCCGCCACCTTCAGCCATGTCTTGTTCTGCATGGTGGTAGTGCCCTGTGTGTATATACGTATACGTAGCAGTGCCCCACATGAATCGGTATCTGGGCTCACTGGAAAACAACGCTGGTAAGCTTTTGTTCTTAACTTTGTGTCCGTGGTGAAACCCTATCATAATATCACCATGTAAATAGGCGTAGAAAGGGAAGTCTGTATCGTCAATTGTAACCCGCTCGTTTTTCATAAAGATACGCCCAATAGCTTTACGTATCCACAAACTAGAAGCCATGTCGTGGTTTCCCTCACATACTATCACACGTACAGCCTTATGTTTCTCTAGAAGTAGCTCAACTGCGCCCATAATAAAATCGAGGGACAGGTCAACCAAGTGCGCGAATCTAGTCGAGGCATCTAGAACATGCTTAGACGCAGGCGTGACAGCATCAAGTCCATCCCAATGCATGAAATCGCCCTGTATGTTTAGAATGCCAAGTGCTGAATCAGGAGAACCCCTCATCATTTTATTTACAGCAGCGACTGCTAATTCCGCAGCTATATTATGATCCCACGATTCACCACTTTCTTTAGCGTATGCATACATACCCAAGTGATAATCCGTCAGGGTGTACAGCGTAAGTAATTCTTCGTCTACCTCACCAGTATGTTCTATACGTGGTGCTGGCTTCCACTCATAGCCATCAAGTGCCGCAGCTAATGCTTCTAACTGTTGGGCTTTATCTTGCTCTTGAATATGCCACTGCACACCAATAGAGCCATCCTCTTTATATAGAGTGGACACTCTCTTAGTGGCAAAGCCTGCGGCAGTCTGGTTAGTCATACCAGCTTCCGGGGCAACACCAGCTTTAGCCGCGTGAAACCTTGCTCTGCGTATTCTCTTCTTTAGTGTATCAGTACTTATACCTAGTGCTGTTGCGGCTTTCGCGTTAGTGTTATGTTTTATGTACGCTTCTACAGCGTCCGTCTGCAATTGTGACGTGCAGTGTTCTAGTAAATGATGCATATATTTTCATCTCAATAACACCAGCACATCGCCGGAGTTTTACGGGTGTCAACATGTACAAAAGTTTTAGCCACGCCCACGGACATTCCCATAGCCGAAGCGTGTTTAACAATAGATAGGCGCTGTGCGCCACCAGATACTTTGATATCAGCAGCTATGCCTTGTGCATGCGTGCCGGGAGTACTCTTACGAGCTTCTATGCTGTGAGTCTTACTACGAAAACCGCTAGTAATTATAAAAGGGAATTTGCAGACTTCTCGCAGATGGTCTAGCGCTTTCATAAACTCTAAGTCCATCTCGTTCTCGCCAGTCTCTTGGCAATCAAAATCTGACACTGCAAAATACTTTAAATCGTCCATTACTTTTCTCTCGCTACATTTTTTGTCTTCTCAAACGAACGCATGGCTCCCATGCCAAGCATGCCCATGAGAACTGGAGTAAGGAGGGAAGGATCAACTGTGGGAACTTCAAACCAGATAGAAAGTATCTGAGATATAATTACGTTGTATGCAAGACCTACACCGCACGTCCACCCAACAAACGGTCTCCATCCTCCGATAAACAGAGAGCCTGACTGTGCTTCAGCCTTGTTCAGCTCAATTTGCGCTAACGCATTCTCAGACGCTGCTCTATCGCTCATGGTAGCAATTTCGTGTGCTAGAGCGTTCTTTTGATCTTTATCCTCGATAAATTTATCGAGCAGCCCTGTAACTGGGCCAATTAAAGAGGCGACGATACTCATACTATACCGTTATCAATCAGAAACAACCCGATAATCAGGGGATACATACCCCACAACATCATTTCTGATTTCCTAAACTTTAGAGCGCCTTCGTCGAGATGTTTTTCAATGTTAGTAAATTTGGCATCTATAGATTCCATCCTTACCACGCATTCTCTTTCGTGAGCTTCAAGTTTTAGTAGAGCTTCCCGTACCGTCGCCGCCATGTTAAGCCTCCGGTACTAGTTCAGCTTCTTCGACTTCAGGCTCAGGATTTTCTAGCTTCTGAGCCAACATACCAACAAACGCATCTTTACCTACAGATAGTTGATCTAAATTAAACTTAGTGCTTTCTATTTTTCTTTGTAGATCGTCACAGTGTCGTAAAATCATCTTACATTCATCGGTCATATCTTCTACTATGTATTCTATATCGTTGACTGTTACGGGAGTTGTTTTTTTCTCGCCCATATCAAATCTCCTTTTAATTAACTTTCAATAGTATATACGAGTAACTTAGCAGCTTTCCCTTTTGCCTCTATAGGAGGTAACTCTTCCAGACTACTACTCGCACGTTGTTTTGTGCTTATGCCAATTAAGACATCAACACCTGCGGCTTTAGTACCCGACTCAAGCCTAGCAGCAATATTAACAGCATCGCCGATTGCTGTATAGTCAAAGCGTTTTTCTGACCCCATGTTCCCAATAATAGCATAACCGCTGTTAATGCCAATACCAATCTGAATAGGTGGTAGCCCCTTAGCCTCAAACTCGACGTTTAAGGTGGCCATATTTACCTGTATCTGCTTAGCGCAAGCTATAGCTAGGTCTTCGTGGTTTTCAAGGTCTAAGGGGGCACCAAATATAGCCATCATAGCGTCACCTATATACTTATCGACCATCCCGTCATACTGCGCCACAGCTGATTGTTGGGCAGTTAACGCTCTGTTCATTATGTAAGTAACTTCTTCTGGGGTAACACGTTCAGATAACGCCGTAAAACCTCTTACATCTGTGAATAAAAACGTGCAGTAACGCTTCTCTCCACCAAGTTTTAACAGCTCAGGATTTTCTTGTAGTCGCTTAACTTGCCGGGGGTCTAAATAATGCTCAAACTGCTTTTTTATCTGCTGTCGTAACTTATACTGCTCCTTGTAGCTAAGGTAAAAAGTTGCGGAAGCTACGACAAACTGGGAGATCATTGTCCACGTAACATCAATAAGAAAACCTCTGTGTATAAGAGCTAACCCTAACGCGCCCATAGCTGTAATAATGGCCACAGCCAGCGTGAGCCCTGCGTATATACCCAAGTAATTAATAGCTAAAAATACCAGCAGCACACCAACTACAAAGTTAAGAATCTCATACAGCTGTGCTTCGTTTGGTATCGTGGGCATACGCTTATTAGAAGCATGTATGATGGTCTCCGC